GTAGATGGTTTAGACGATGGAGCAGGATTTGAACCCCAAATAAATATTTCAAATTTAGCGGTTTTAGGGTCTGATAAAAAAGTACCCCCATCAGAAATAGGAGCGCTAGCAATTTGAATTGCACTTCTTAAATTATATCTAGTTTCAACAATCATTTTTTCTGTAAGTTATTTTTTATAGTGTACTCTAATAAGTTTTCCATATCTAAAGCAAAAGATTGTACTAACTCTTTTGGTAAATTATTAAATGCTTTCTCAAATGGTTTTGTAAAGAATAAACTCGGTTTAATTCCTTTCTTATAAATACTATTCGCTATTGCAAACTGTAAACCTTTCCTACTTACAAATCTACCTTTACTATCTCTTGTTCCTTTTAAACCTTTTCTAACTACCCATTGACTAAATGCACTTGCAGGTGGTTTTTTATTTGTATATTTAAAAGGTGTGTTATATTTCTTTTCTGTACCACTAACCCCTTTATCTTGAAACACCCCATAGTCCTCCATTAAAAACTCTAATTGAAAACTATTTTTAGAAACCTTTACTTCGCTATCTAAACTGTTATAAAGTTCTTTAGAAACGTTCTTTTTACCTTTAGTTAGATTAGTTCTACTTTGTTGTATAACGTATTTAGCAAACTTATTTAAAGTTTCTTGTGTTTCTTTTAACTGCATATATCAATATCATTTTGGATAAATACATCAAACGTACAAGCCCATCCAGCTAATTTATTTTCAAACCTTTCGTAAAATGGCTCACAGTTTGGAGTTCCATCTAATTGGTATAAATCAGTATGTAGGTTTCCTTTTCTTAATATCATTGTAAGTCTATTCAATACTGCTAACTGTGTATTTAAAATATCCTGTTCATTATCGTTACCTCTAAATATATCTTCTGTAGGTTCTTTACTTTCATCTACAACATCCATAGCCATAACTGTAATGTTGAAAGATAAATATTGTTCTTCTGTGATTACGTTGTTTACAATAATATGTGATAAAGGAAATATAGTCTGTTTAGATAAATCTATTTCTGTTATATCTCCAGTAGTTACTGTATTTACATTTACATCATTTAGTAACTGTTCTTTTATCTTTTCTGTAAGTTGGTAAAAACCTCTAATTCCCTGCATTGAATTTATTTTTTATTTAAAACATCATTTCTGATGAAACTTGTTTTTTATTTGTGATGCTTCTATTTCGTTTTTCTCTTTTTCAAAAGTTAAGAATAGTAAACATTCGTGCATTTTTAATTTAGTGATATCTTCAAATCTCCTAATATCTGATTGAGCGAGTGCATAAACTGATGAGTACCAACCCCATTTTGTTCCGAATTGAGATACTCTTGTAAGAGTGTTTCCTCCGTTTGCCCCAAAGAGTTCATCGTAACTTGACACAATTCGCTCCCTAAATGATAAAAAAAAAGGATAGAACCTAATACCGCATCCAATGGCATATCTTTTAAATGCTCTGTATCTCCTGCATCATATTCTTTTATGTGATACCTGTTTCCTTTTCTTATTTCTATTGGTCTGTATAAAACACCCATTGCTTTATCTATGTTATCCCAATCTCCTATGTTACTATCAAGGTCTATATATTCTCCAAAACTCATCTCATCAAGATTAGGTATAAAGCCATACTCAACACCATTTAATTTAAAGGTATTTACTAAACTTGGTTTGCTTTCAAACATATTAGAAATGATATTTACAATATCTGCTACATCATTTGCTTTTATATATCTAACATATTCAGCCTTTACATTACAAAATATCTCAATCATTTTAAGAGATAGTTCTGTTTCTGTTAAATCTTTTAATTTTAAATACTCTTGGTATTGACCTAAAGTAATCTCATTTAAACTATTTGGTACTGTTAATTCAACTTTCATATATGTATATAGTTATTTTTTAAATATTTTAGAAACTAATATAAAACAAAAAACCCTTACATTTCTGTAAAGGTTAATTAAAGTTTGGTTAAGTTTTTTTAGTTATCTTTTAAAGCATCTGATATTTCATACCAATTAACATTATGTGTAAATGCTAAAGCATAGCTTAAAGTCATTTCATTATCACAGTTAATTTCTAAATATTCTTCTACTAATTCTTTACAAGTATCTGCATCTAATTGTCTTTCATCTCCACTAAAATGTTCTAACATTATTCTCCAAGTAGCATAATTTGTGTATCCGTTGTAAGTTGTTTCTGTATTTGTCATTTTATCTTTGTTTTTAATTACACCACAAATATAAAAAGAATTATTTAATTATTAACAAAAAAAGTTAATTATTTTAAATTATAGCATATTTACCAAAGTTAGGTTTGCTTAATACAGAATAAGTAGCATATCTGACCGCATCAATAGTGTGGTTATTTTTATCTATTGGTTTATTTATCATCTTACCACTTCTATCTTCTTGCCACTTGTAGTTTCTAAATTCCTGTATGCAGTTATGACTATCTTTTTCTATATGTATTTTAAAACGTTTTAAGAGGTCTATTCCTGCGTTTATACTATCAGCGCCTTTTAAACTTGGTCTTACGTTAAAACCCATTCTACGAAGTTCCTCAATCAATCTTGGCTCTGCACTATCAAAGTAAATTGTTTCTCTTTGTATTCCAATCTCTTTCCACTTTCTACTAATATCATAAGTAGTCATTTGTGTTTGGTAGATATGTTCTTTGATATACAAGTTATGTTCTTTTCTATAAACAGAAACTAAAGTAGTTGGGTCATTAGAATATCCAGCATCTGCTCCATAACTTATAAATTCTGCATCGTGTGGTATTTGGTTTACCTCTGTATAATTAAATATAGTAGCTTTAGAGATACCTTTTAAACCTAAACCATATATTTGCCAATACGTTTCATCTGTGTCCTTTAAACGTTCTATTTCATCTACAATACTTTTATTTAAAAACATATTGTCTAAATACGTAGTAATGTAAAAGTCCGCATCTTCTCTTGGAATTACTTTATCGTATATCCAATGGTATTCATCTGATGGGTTAAAGTCAATTATTATTTTATCTTCTGTACGAAATACTAACTGTTGCCAATCTTCAAAATCTAATTCGTTTGCTTCATTTATAAATAGTAAGTTTCTTTTTCTACCTCTTACCTTTTGTGGTTGGTCTAAAGAAATAAACTCTATAAGGTTTCCGTTTAACTTATATTCGTGGTTTGACTTATTGTGTTCCTCTTCTGAATAAGAATTATATTGCTTTAGTATGTCTAAAAAATCACGCATAACAGAAGAACGAACTGCAGGAAAAGTTTTTCTACAAATCGTAATTGTTTTACCTGTGTTTTCTAAACAGTACTTAAAAATAATATAAAGCAAAATGTTATAGGTCTTTCCTGACCTTGTACCACCTTGCTCTATTGTTATCTTTTTATCTGATTGTAGGAGATGTTCAAAAACTACATTAGTCTTTATCTTCACGTTTTATTATTTCTATTTCAAATTTAGTTGGCATACCATCTGCTCCTGTTATCTCTTGCCTTTCTACATAACCTCTATTCTTACCTTTTGTTTTTAAATAGAATATGGTTGCTGATGTGTTTCCGCCTTGTATTTGTTTGTGTAATTGGCTTTCAGCAAAATCTAACGCAACATTTTGTATATCATCTACTTTCTTTTTAAACTCCTCGTCATTCTTACAGTAATCGTAATAAGTAGACCTGTGCACCATAGCACTTTTACAAGCTGTTGTAACAACTCCTAATGATTGTTCTAATGCTTGAAGTAATCTTTCTTTTATAGTGTCGGATTTGTTTGGCATTTTATTAGTTTTAATATTGTTTCTTTAGCTTTTTTATTATCTTCTTCTGTATCATTATTAAGTATTGTTACTTTATTTTTAGATAAAATATTTTTTATTTTTGTTTTTTTAGATTTTTTAAATTGTTCTGTTTGTTTATCGTTTCTTTTTTTATGTCTTTCTTTATTTGTTTTCTCTGTAACATTCAATACAATTATTTCACAATCTTTTTTGTCAAATAAACTTTGATTGAATAACCTATCTCCTTCAAATACAAAAGTTGCTTTAGGTAGTTTTTCTACGAGATTTAAAAAATGAGGTTGAACCGCCATACTTAATTTATCTGTACCACAAAAAACAGAGTTATCATATATACCTAAAAAATATAAATTATTTTCTTTATTGTATAAACCCCTAACAAGACCATATTTAAAAGTTTTTAATGGTTTGTATTGTTTTAATATATATTTCATTAAGGTTGATTTACCACTTGCAGGTTCTCCACCTATCGCTATTATTCTTTTAGCCATTTCTTTTCATAATTTTCTTTCCTAAAATCCCAAAGAACACTCCAATCAACTCCGTTTTTAACATTTGCTTCCATCTTTTGTATTTCTTGTCTTTGCCTATCAATGTAATAACCAATATATCTTTTACCTTTATTATATTTTTTGTAAGCACATAGAGTTGTTTCTATGTTCCATATATTTTTATGCTCTATATTTAACAATTTTATCTGACTATGTAATTCTTTAAATTTATATTGAAGATATTTTATATGTTTAGGTTGTAGCTTCTTTTTGTTTTTATGTGTATCTAATTCGTAGTGTCCTAAATGATAAACTAAACCATTTCTACAACTTTCAGCATTTTTTAAGTCTAAATGTGTTGGTTCTAATTCATATTTAGTCAATACATTTATCATTTCTAAATATATAAACATAGTAAATCTTCCAAAGTTTTTTATTTCAGATAGTTTTTTATAACAATTATCATATGTCATTTGTTTTGTTGGTTGTTTTAATGATTGAAAAAAATCATTTTGCGACATACCATTTAATAAATTAGAATAGCTTACAAAAGTTTCTACAAATTTGTTTTGTGTTTTAACTCTTAATCTATCTGTTTGAAATAAAGTTTTATCTCTATTGTTATCCCACCATCTTTGTAATCTGTTTACATCTACATTTTCATAGTCAGGAAACTCATTGTAAATATAATAAACATTCGCAGATGAGTAACAAGTACCAAAAAGAAAAGCAAGCCAATATCTTTGCTCTATGTTTAATTCAAACCTATCTGAAACATAACTTAAGCAATCATTACTTGGGTCTATGTCTTTTGCTTCTGAAGATTTTATGTGGTAATCTATGAAGCTGTCCATATATTTTGTTCTATTCCTTTGGTTGTTTTTGTTGTTCCTGACTTTGTCATACCCATTTTTTTATAAAACTTATTACCGATATGGTTGTCTTTATTACATTTCAACATTAAAGGCTTTGGTATTTTTTCATACAATTTTTTACCTACACCTTTTTGTTTACATTCAGCATCGACTGCTATTTCATAAAGTACATAAGAGTTATATCTTTTAGAATACCCTATCCTCATAAAACCCATATCATCTATTACATAAAATTTATGTTTAGCTTCTCCTGATAAATACTTATCCCAAGTCCAAAATAAATTAAAATTACCTATTTCTTTAGAACTTTGTTTATACAATTTTTTAATAAAATCTTTATCACTTGATTTAGCTAATCTAATATTCATATATAGTATTTTCTTTTAGTTGTGTTGGTTCAAAAGAATTATCAACTCTTTTAAATATATCTTTAGTGGAAGCTAAATATACGCAACCTAAATGATTTAATTGCCATAAAGGTCTTTTACTGTTTCTTATTGCTAAAAGTTTATTAGATTTAGTTAAAATCATACCCGCAAAAGAGCCACTTGTTTCTTTTACAAATTTATTTATTAAATCTATATTTGTACCACAATTCTTCAATATTATTTCTCCATCATTTTCGGTTTCCATTTTTATATTGTATTTGTTTTCAATCTCCTGTTTCGTACTCATATCTAAAACACCATTAAAAACTAAAGACATTTCATTGTTACAAATAGGTTGATTATTTTCGTGGTTCTTATAATCTCCACTTGTTGAATATCTATTGTGATATATTATCTTATTTGACATCGGTAATTTAACAGAATTTATATCGTGATGTTTTTCTGTTTTTATTAAACCATCGATATAACTATATCCGAAACTATGCAAACCTCTTATTTTGCTTTGATATATTAAATTGTTTAATATTAATATATTTTCTTTATTTGGTTTTTCGCAACTAAACCCTATTACACCACACATATTAATTTAGTTTCGTTCCTTCTTTTCTTGTTTTAGCAAATTCAGTTTCTTCATCTGCAGTTCCGCAATTTATCATATTTTTCCTATAATACATTACTAAACTTATTCTTTTTGCATCTTCATCTATTTTATTTATAGGAGTGTTACCGTGCCATTGATGAACATCTACAAGTAATAAATCACAGTTTTGTAAGTCAAATGCTACACCCCATTTTGGAACAACAAAATAACCACCTGTATATCTACCCTTTCTTAAAGCAACAAGGTTTCCAAAACCTTTTTCAAAATCTCCTTTATCTGTATGAACAGCAGTTTGCCAATTCTTATTTACAGTTACTGTTGTAAATGCTGTATTAGTTATTACAAAATCTTGAGAAGTATTGTCAGCAACTTCTCTTTGTAATTTATATTCATTAGGCATCAATTCTGAATACTTCGTGTCTACAAGTTTAATTATTGGGTATGCTTTTTTAAATTTAGAAAATTGTTTTTCATTGAATGCAGTTTGCCTACAATAAGGAAACCTTGCATTTCTGTCAAAATAACCTATTATCCCACTATTTATAGGATCTGCTATAGTAGTGTTAGATAATGTTCCATCTTTTTTTAATCTTTTTTCTGATGCTTTTCCTGTTTCTTTTAAACCTGCACTTGTACCTCTATTTGAAGATGCAGTTGCCGCACCTTTTAAGTTATCATAAGCATCTTTTGCTATGTTAGATGGAATAACTTTCTTTCTAAATTTAGCTATACATTTATTTGTTTCAGAACAATAAACATCAGCATCTTCTGTAAATAAAATATTATAATCTTTTTCCCCTAATAAGACACCTCTTAAATTATTAGTTTCTTCATCTGTTAGTCTCGGTTTTATATAATGTTTTTTAACTTTCATAATTACCACTTTCTTTTTTTAGGGCTTCATAAACTGTATCTGTTAAATTATCAGTTTTATATATTTCCCTTAATTTTAATTCCCATTTTTTAAATAGTGGTTCTGTTTTTGTGTTTAAAAATAATTGAACCATTTTAACGTGGCTTGTTTCTAAATCATCTTCAGGAAAATCGTAATCTCCTGTTTCATCTATTTCAGAATCAAAAGTATCTTTATCATCCCATTTAGGCACATCAAGACCCCAATCCCCTAATTGTTGAGTGTTCCATTGATTTGCTAATATATCCCAATCCCATTCTCCAAAACCTATATTATCTTTTACTATAAATTCTCTTTGTTGTTCCTCTGTCAGGTCATCTGCCTTTAGTATCCATACTTCTTTTAATCCTGCTTCCTTACAAGCCTTTAACCTCATATTACCACCAAGTACTACCATATCGCTATTTACTACGATAGGTCTTAACTTTAGCATTTCAGGAAACTCTTTTATTGATTTTACAAGTTTCTTAAATTTATAGTCTTTTATAAATCTCGGATTGTTTTCGTTAGGTTTAACCTCTTGTATGTTTATTAGTTTCATATTTAAAAAATTATATTCTATTAGTATATAGTTGTTTATTTATTATTTTATTTGTAAAGTAGTTTCATAAAAATAGCTACTATTGTTATTAAGCTAAACATAAGTATAAAGTTTGTAATTGCTATAAGTAAGAATCCGTATTTTAAATTACTTTTTTTCATCTTTCAGTTCAGCTTTTAACATTTGTAGTTCTTTAATAGTAGTTTGATGATATAGATACAACTGTGTAACTACTGATTCTAACTTCTTAATTCTTTCTTCTTGTGTGTATTTTTTTTGTTTCATAATTTAATTATTTTTTTTTATACAACCACATTAAAACGTGGTTCAACAGTCGATAAAACACATTAAAACGTGCTTTTATCTTGGTGTTACCTACAATGGCTGGTAACGTGCCTCAATCTTATTTTTCGCCAAATAATTACATCTACAAACGGCAAGGTCTATTTCTGCATAGGCACTATCGCAAACCGAGTGCGTTACACTTGGTATCCATACGTGATAATTTGGTTTCTGTTTAGTTCCTTCATTGCTTACCCAATAGCCATTTACATTATGCAAAATACCAAGTTTCACTTCTTCTTCTGTGCCATTTGGCTCGTATGTATTTTTAGTTTCAGTCATTTATCAAATTTTTAGTTTATTAAATCGCCACAGTAGGTAACAATGTATATAAAAAATAAGGCAGGTATTAAGTCTTTAGTGCGGTCTGTCTGTACACAACATTTTACCCTGTCCGCTTTGCCAGCTCTTTCGAGTGCC